TTAATATTTGAAATGTATTTCATTGATTTTAACTGTATTAATATTACCTTCTTTATTTAACCTTCGAGGGATAAAATCTATTTTAATTAAATCGACGGTGCTTGTAATTAATTCCTCTTTGTTTTCTGCAGTCGCCATTTTAAAGCCTTTGATTAATAAATTTTTAACTGACCTAATTTGTTGTTCATTTAATTCTATATTAATTCGAGGGCTTTCTTTTTCTTCAATATCTTTCAATAACTTATCTGTTTCGTCCATTAATACAAAATATTCTTCATCTTTGATATATCCTAATGACCAAGCGCGGGTATAATTTGCGCGTTGCTCTAATATTTTTTCTTTATTATTTTCAATATCATAATCTTTTGGTTTAGGTATATTTACCATGAAGTTATCTGTTCCTTTTTTTAGTAAAGTATTGATGAACTCTCTTTCAATCTCGCTTTCGTTGAATGAAACATCTTTAACTTCTTTGTTTTTATGACATGTTGCACAAGTATAACGTCTAACTTCATAAGATCCTCCATTAGCACGTTTTTGTATCGAGCTAACTAGGTAGAGTTTGTTTTGACATTGCGGACACTCTATAACACCTCTAAATATAGAATTATGTTTTGTTTTAGATTTATGTGTCCTTTTATCAATAATATCAAGCATCTTTGAATGTTCATCTTCGCTTATGATTGGCTCATGCGTGTTCTTTATTAGTAAATCTCCATGTTTGGTATGTCCTCGCAAAATCGGGTTTCTCATCCACCCAAGCACTGTCTTCCTGTTCCATTTTGTTATACCAGGTGGTTTCTTCTTGCTTTCTAACAGCCTAACAACTTCATTAGCGCTCTTACCGCTCAGTAACTTATCCACTATGAAACGAATATATTCGGCGTATTGATTAGGTTTTAATTTTTGATCTACTAAGTCATAACAAAAAGGTTGAACTTTAATATACTTACCACTTCTAACTGCTGCACGAGCTCCTATTAAAGAGCGCTCTCGTATTGTCTCACGCTCCCATTCTGCCATTGCACCAACCATTGTTATAAATAACTTGCCTATAGCAGAAGTTGTGTCAAATAACTCTGTTGCGCTTTTAAAAGCTATATTGTTTTTTTCGAAAACCTCTAACATTTCCAGTAAGTCTCTAACATTACGTGTTAATCTGTCCAATTTGTATACTAGTACTAAATCGAATTCTTCTAATCTATCAAACAACTTTTGTAATGATGGTCTTTTCATTGAACCGCCAGAAACGCCTGGGTCTGAAAATACTTCGTATCGATCCCAGTCGTTAACTTCACAAAATGAAATTAACTTTCTTTTTTGTTCGTGGATAGAATACCCTTCATTTGCCTGTTCAGCGCTTGAAACTCTAGTGTAAATTGCTACTTTCATGTGTTCCCTCCTCAAAATTGGCAAAAAATAATAAGGGTAGGCGAGCTACCCGAAATTTTATTGTTGAACAACTATTGCTTCACTTCTTGCTTTTCCTACTTCTTTTCTAAAACTATCATATGATTGATTAGGGTGTGTTAACGACATTCCTGGACCACCTCCAGCATGTTGGTTTTTGTCCGGATTATTTTCCATTTCTTCAGTGGCTCTTTTAGCATTTAAATATTCTTCGTAACTAGGTTCGTTTGGGTCGCGTGGTTGTGCTTGTTGTCCATTATTGGTAGCTGGAAGATTCTTCTGTACCTGTTGCTTAGATGTGTTATTGGTTTGTTGATGATCATTAACATTTGTGTTGTTATCGTTGTTTACTTGATTATTGTTATCGTTTTGATTAGCATTTTCTTTTTTCGCTTCTGCTTTGTCTTTAGTTTCTTTCTTTTTGTCTTTGTTCTCTTTCTTTGTTTCCGCTTTCTTGCTTTCCTCTTTCTTATCGCCGTCGTTGCTACCACATGCACCTAATACTAACGCGCTAGCTAAAATTAAATATAATAATCTTTTCATGTTTTACACTCCTTTATTTGCTATTTGTTTTAATAAATCTATGACTTCGTTGTTTTGCTCTATGATTTTATTTTCATTTTTAAGATGTTCGTCTAACATCTCTATTAAGACGAAGTTTTGATTTATCATTTCATAAGTAAACATTTGACCAGCGTTATTAGGATTAGAAAACGAACTACTGAAACGCGTTGAAAAGCTATCTATAAATTGACCAACTTTATTTTTTAACAACATATCTTTACCGCTCTCAGACATTGTATTTAGTTCGCGTTTATTTAAAGTTTTTTCGATAATTTTGTATTTCGTTTCCTGATTTCTTTCAATTTCTTCTACTTCAAAAGGGATATTATTATTAAATTTTGCGATAATATCACGTTTTTCAGAAATTGACATACGATCAAATACTTGTTTTTGACCTTTATTTAACTTCCCTCGAATTTTTCCGGCAGTCCAAGACTCTTTAACTGTTAACTTATCATTAGAAACTTGATTCATCTTTTATACGACTCCTTTTCTCATATTTCTTTATATTTAAAAACTCGCAACGGCTCAAATGTAATTGAATATTCGCCGTAGTGAGTACCAATACCGTATATCTTTTTATATTGTTCTATCGCCTCCAATATGTATTCTTCGCTTAATTGTAGGTATTCGGATAACTCATACAAGTTACGTACGCCATAATTATAAGCTTCTACAATTTCACGTAGCGGTACAGCTGAAGTAAAACCGTGTCTACGTGCATAATTTTCAAATTTCCTATTAATCCATTTTGATTGGTCTAAAATGTTGCCATACGTCAACTTGTGGTGGGCAAGTTCTTCATATAATACTTCTAATTTGTTTCTTTCGGATAGGGAAGGTCTAATAAAAATTTCTCCTTCTTGATACCAACCATCGAATCCTCGAGGTACTCTTTGTGTTTCTTTCACTTCAACTTCACATTTCATAAGCAATTCTTCGTATTTTCCCATGCGCCAAACCCCTTTGGTGTCTTATTTCTTTCTATCTCTAACCCATTGCATAAAGTTTTCGATTTCTTCCCATTCTTCGGGAGTAAATTCATCTTTATTTGCATGACCGGCTATAGTTTCTTGATGAATACTTCTTTCTTCTGTAATTCTCGATTTAGGTACATTAAAGTAATCTGCTAATTGTTGGACTTTTGATATTCTAGGATATTTAAGTTCTTTAAGCCAGTTAGAGATTGTTGATTGACTTACCCCGATTGCTTCAGACAATTCTACTTGAGTAATGTTGTTCTCTTTCATAAGTTGTTCTAAGTTCTCTGATAAAATTTTTCTAGCACTCTTATATTCCATAATTTTCTCCTTTAGTATTACTTAATGTAATACTAATTTACCATAAGTAATATCACTTTTCAATACAAAATATTACTTTTTTGAAATAAATATCACTTTAGGTGTTGACATATTACTTTAAGTGATAGTATAGTTGTAAATGTCAACGGGAGGTGATACGAAATGCCAGAAAATTTTAAAGAGTTCTCTGTAAAGGTCTGGAGAACTAATTCGAATATGACACAACAAGATGTCGCTGATAAATTAGGCGTTACTAAACAATCTGTAATAAGATGGGAAAAAGATGACGCAGAATTAAAAGGCTTACAATTGTATGCTTTAGCCAAATTATTCAACACAGAAGTTGATTATATAAAGGCTAAAAAAATTTAATATTAATATCACTTTAAGTGATAAAGGGGGAAGCTGAAATGCAAGAATTACAAACATTTAATTTTGAAGAATTGCCAGTAAGGACATTAGAGGTTGACGGAGAACCATATTTTATAGGAAAAGATGTTGCTGACATTTTAGGATATGCAAACGGACGAGATGCTTTGTCAAAACATGTTGATGCAGAAGATAAGCTGCCGTCGCAAATCGCGACGGCAGGTCAAAACAGAAATGTAACGATCATCAACGAATCAGGACTATACAGTTTAATCTTTTCTAGCAAATTAGAAAATGCGAAGCGGTTCAAACGTTGGGTAACTTCGGAAGTTTTACCAACTTTAAGAAAAACAGGAGCGTACCAAGTACCTAGCGACCCAATGCAAGCATTGAGGTTAATGTTTGAAGCTACAGAAGAAACTAAACAAGAAATTAAAAACGTGAAAGATGATGTTATTGATTTGAAAGAAAATCAAAAACTGGATGCGGGAGATTACAATTTCTTAACTAGAACTATTAACCAAAGAGTTGCACATATCCAAAGGCTACATGCGATAACAAACCAAAAACAACGTAGCGAATTATTCAGGGATATTAATTCAGAAGTGAAAAAGATGACTGGCGCGAGTTCAAGAACGAACGTAAGACAAAAACATTTCGATGATGTAATTGAAATGATTGCTAATTGGTTCCCGTCACAAGCTACTTTATACAGAATTAAGCAAATTGAAATGAAATTTGAAAATGGAATATAGGAGGGCTTAAAAATGAGTGAAGAAATGGCGACTTATTGGTTTAACAAAATGTACGAGCTCGGAATTATCCATGAAGTATTAAGGCAGGAGGGAGTTATCAAATGAGTAAAACTTATAAAAGCTACTTAATAGCAGTACTGTGCTTTACAGTCTTAGCGATTGTACTCATGCCGTTTCTATACTTCACTACAGCGTGGTCAATTGCAGGATTCGCAAGTATCGCAACATTCATATTCTATAAAGAATACTTTTATGAAGAATAAAAAAACTGCTACTTGCGCCAACAAGTAACAGAAAAGTATTTAAGAAATAAAATTCAAGTTAAATATAAAACGAAAAACGGAGGAAGTCAAGATGTATTACGAAATAGGCGATGTATGTCAGAAGGTAATTAATGTAGACGGATTTGATTTTAAATTAGCAGTTAAGAAGAAGGACCACAGCATTCTGGTGAATATCTTAGATTTAGAAGATAAGTTTATCGACGGCATAAACATAACTAATGAGAACGATCTATACACAGCATTAGACATATTAAATCAATCTATTTACGAATGGATTGAAGAAAACGCAGATGATTATGACAGACTAATTAACTTAGTCATGAAATGGTAGGTGCGATATGAAACCACATAAATTTAAACGAATGGCAATTGACTTAATAGAACGTGTACAAAGCACTTCTTATCAAGTTGATTATAAGTACAACGTTATATGGGTCTGGCACTACAGCGATGACTATTTAGGAAAAGTCGCATCAATAAATATGCACAACAATGTAGATGACGATAACACAATATTGGCTAGATACGAGAAAGCTAAAAAGATGCTAGCGGGGGAGGTGTTAAGCGATGTCTAATCTATATGAGTTATCAGAAGCATTTAAAGAGTTGTCTAATCAAGATGAATTAGACCAAACATTATTAAAAGACACATTAGATTCTATTCAAGCAGAAATGAATGTCAAAGTAGATAACATTGCCAATTGGAGACGTGAAACTTTAGGTGACATAGATGTCATAGATAAAGAGATTAAACGACTTCAAAATTTAAAAAAACAAAAACAAAATTTAACTGATCGATTAAGAGATTACTTAAAAGAAATGTTAGAAACACAAGAAGTAGATAGTTACCGCACAGCTACTAATCATATTTTTAAACGCAAAAACGGAGCTAGTAAAAATATTATCGATGAAAAACTTATTCCAAAGGATTATTGGCTATCACAAGCCCCGAAACTTAATTCTAAGCAACTAATCGATGATTTGAAAGCTGGGAAAGATATTCCTGGCGTTGAATTAAAGGTAACAGAAAGTCTGGTGATTAAGTGATGAATAAATCAGAAACAGTTGTTGAAATAAATAAAGCTATGGTTGCATTTCGCAAGGAAGTAAAACAACCGCTCAAAGATAAAAACAATCCATTTTTTAAATCAAAATACGTACCTCTTGAGAACGTTGTAGAAGCCATTGACAAGGCCGCAACACCTCATGGACTGTCTTATACTCAATGGGCTTTGAACGATGTAGACGGGCGCGTAGGAGTCGCTACAATGCTTATGCATGAAAGCGGTGAATATATCGAGTATGATCCTGTATTTATGAATGCAGAAAAGAATACGCCACAAGGAGCAGGCTCGTTAATAAGTTATCTTAAACGTTATTCGCTATCTGCGATTTTCGGTATTACTAGTGACCAAGACGATGACGGAAATGAAGCAAGTGGAAAAAATAATAATCCAAAACAGCAAACTAGAACGCAATGGGCAAGTAGCGAAACTATAGGGATTTTAAAGAAAGAGGTTATAAGTTTCACTAAATTGATAAAGGGCACGGATAAAGAAGCGCCACAAAATATAGTAGAACAAAAATTCGACATAAATAACTATAAATTAACAGAAAAACAAGCAGCAGAAGCTATTCAAAAAATACGAAATAACGCAAAAACAATTACTGGAGGAAAACGATAATGTTAAACAGAGTAGTTTTAGTAGGACGCTTAACAAAAGACCCAGAATTCAGAACAACGCCAAACGGTGTAAGTGTAGCTACTTTCACTCTTGCAGTCAATAGAACATTCACAAACGCACAAGGAGAACGTGAGGCAGATTTTATTAATTGTGTAACTTTTAGAAAACAAGCAGATAACGTGAATAACTATTTATCAAAAGGATCATTAGCTGGTGTTGACGGACGCCTACAATCACGTAGTTATGAAAATCAAGAAGGTCGTCGTGTATTCGTTACCGAAGTTGTATGTGACAGTGTCCAATTCCTAGAACCGAAGAATAACAACCAACAACCAAACAACAATTATCATCAACAAAGACAAACTCAAACTGGTAATAATCCTTTTGATAATACCATTGCGATTACTGATGATGACTTACCGTTCTGATTGGAATGATTAAATGCCGAAAATTACTAGTTATATCACTCAAGACGACGGCACAACAACAGTTGTCATCTCGGATGTTGAATTAGGCAATAAAGAAACATTACTACTTGATAACGGGTTTGATGTAGAAGTAGATGTAAACGTTATAGATCCGTTTCAAATTACCGGCAAGCAACGACGAAAAATATTCGCGCTTGTCAAAGATATAGAAGAACATACAGGTCAACCAATGGACTATATGAGACATATGTTCATCGAGTATGTAAGAACATATTACGGCTATGATGAACGTATTTCGCTAAGTAATTGTACGAGAACACAAGCGAGTCAAATCATTGAAGCAACGCTTGACTGGACGTTTCACAACGACATACCACTTAGCTACAAAACAAGCGATTTACTGAAACAAGATAAATCATTCTTGTACTGGTCTACAATCAACCGCAACTGTGTAATATGCGGAAAGCCTCACGCTGACCTAGCACATTATGAAGCAGTAGGTAGAGGCATGAACAGAAACAAGATGAATCACTACGACAAACATGTATTAGCGTTATGTCGCGAACATCACAACGAGCAACATCAGATGGGTGTTAAGTCATTTGATGATAAATATCACTTGCATGACTCGTGGATAAAAGTTGATGAGAGATTAAACAAAATGTTGAAAGGAGAGAAAAATGAATGAATAGACTAAGAGTAATAAAAATACACTCCTAATCGTAATCTTGGCGGAAGAGATTAGGAATGTGATAAACAAAACCAATAATTCAAAATTAGTCTTTATCCAACTTGTTAAAAGCAGCCACAAAAATTATAGCTAACAACATAGTGTTTCGAATTCCGGGAGGCATAAAAGGTAAAAGTTCATTTGCAAGAAAAGTTATAAAAGGCTTTAAATCTTCAAATAAACTACTTTGAAATAATGACGATATTAATAAAGAAAGCTGAGGTGATAACTTTTGGATTTCTTTGTCCTGATTAGAATCACATTGAGCATTATAGGTTTGTATTTGTGTCATGTATTCTCTGAACCCAGCCGTTACAGGTTCCCATTCGATCCGACGGATAGATTTAGCGTTAATAAGCGTGTTTTTGACATATTCGTAACGCAAAAGATTGAAAGTCGTATCTATAGTTTTACTATCTACATCTATCGATTTTTTAACAAAGTCAGAGGTTTCTTCAGAAAATAATGACTTTGAAAAATCAGGTATTTTTATATTAATGGGTTTTAATTCGGTTGCGCTTTTTATCTTCTCTATATTTAACTTAGGTGAATTTTGAATAACGGAAGTACGCTCTGAAATTTTACGAGCAATCTCAATATTTTTTCTAAGGTAAGAGCTGTTAGAAAAACTTGTAGCAACTTTAATTTGGTGCTCCAAAGAATTTATAGTGCGACTAAGAGTTGTTAAATGCTCGATATCAGCCAGTTTTAGAGTCGGAGTAGGTATGTTTACTTTAATATCAGGCACTTTAGTAATTTTGTCTAACTGGAATTGTACTAACGAAGAATAGTCCTTATACATTATATTTCACCTCCAATCTGATGCAAAAGCATTCAGAAAAATTATACCAGAAAGGGGAATCGATATGACTGATCAACCAAGTTACTACTCAATAATTACAGCAAATGTCAGATATGATAATCGACTTACTGACAGTGAAAAACTACTTTTTGCAGAAATAACGTCTTTAAGTAACAAGTACGGATACTGCACAGCAAGTAATGGTTACTTTGCGAAACTATATGAAGTGACAAAAGTTACCGTATCACGCCGTATAGCCAACTTAAAAGAATGTGGATATTTACATGTTGAAATCATTAGAAACGGTAATGAAATTAAACAAAGAAAGTTATACCCCTCAACAGAAATGATAAGACCTATTAACACAAATGATAATACCCCTATTAACAATTCTGTTAATACCCCTATTATCACAAATGTTAAAGAGAATAATACAAGTATTAATAATACAAGTAATAACAATATAAATAGAATAGATATATTGTCGGGCAACCCGACACGCATCCCATATAAAGAGATTATTGATTATCTTAACGAAAAGACTGGGAAGAAGTTTAGCCATAAATCTAAAGCTAATCAAAAACTAATACAAGCTAGATTTAACGAAGATAATTCAAAAGAAGATTTCTTTACAGTTATTGATAACATGACTGCCCAATGGAAAGGCAATCCGAAAATGGATGAGTATTTGCGACCTAAAACGTTATTTAGTGGAAACTTTGATAATTATAAAAACCAAACAGCGAAAATTAATAACGAATCTAATCAATATATAGATGTATTCCAGCGTGCATCGCAATCAAGTATAGAAAATTTACCGTTTTAAAGGAGTGAGAAAGTGGAGCCATTCCAGAACTTAGCAAAGAAACCAACTTTGAAGAAGCAAATCATTGAACAAGCATTTGATTTGAAATGCGAGAACTGTGGACGTAAGTACGACTATTACAAATTTGATGACGGTTCAGAATTCAAACATGGTTGTGACTGCGAAATGATAGAGTTCGCCAAACAATCAACTGAAAACTATCACAAGAGAAATAGACGTAGAAAAGCAGAACGCATATTTAAACAATCGATAATGAACGAAGATCTAACGAAAGCAACGTTTGATAATTACAATCCAACTAATAGCCAACTAGAGTATGCAAAAAACTTATGTGAACGTTACGCAAACAATTTCACGTTAGATAATAAACAATCGCTACTAATTCAAGGCTCATTCGGTACAGGTAAATCACACTTATCTATGAGCATTGTTAAATCGGTAAAAGCTAAAGGCTACACAGTGCTATATATGAATGTACCTCAATTGATATCAACAATTAAAAACACTTATAACAACCAAACTGCTATGACCGAACAGGAATTGGCTCAAATTATAAGCGATGTCGATTTGATGGTATTCGATGATTACGGTATTAACATGAATGAATTCGCTACTAGTAAGATGTTCGAGCTTATCGAAAGTAGAATAGGCAAACACAACATTTTTACTACCAACTTGGACGAAAAAGAAATGACAAAAAACAAAGACTTACAACGTATATTCAGCAGAATCATGAGCAACACAACGCTTATCAAGATGGACGGTCAAGATTACAGGACTAGAGGTTTAAAACTATGATTACCAAAGAATTTTTAAAAACTAAACTTGAGTGTTCAGATGTGTACGCTCAGAAACTCATAGACGAGGCACAGGGAGACGAAAACAAGTTATATGACCTATTTATCCAAAAACTTGCAGAACGTCACACACGCCCCGCTATCGTCGAATATTAAGGAGTGTTAAAAATGCCGAAAGAAAAATATTACTTATACCGAGAAGATGGCACGGAAGATATCAAAGTCATCAAGTATAAAGACAACGTAAATGAAGTTTATTCGCTCACAGGAGCCCATTTTAGCGACGAAAAGAAAATTATGACTGATAGTGACCTAAAACGATTTAAAGGCGCTCACGGACTTCTATATGAGCAAGAGCTAGGTTTACAAGCAACGATATTTGATATTTAGAGGTGGACGATGAGTAAATACAACGCTAAGAAAGTTGAGTACAAAGGAATTGTATTTGATAGCAAAGTAGAGTGTGAATATTACCAATATTTAGAAAGTAATATGAATGGTACTAACTATGACCATATAGAAATACAACCGAAATTCGAACTACAACCTAAATTTGGGAAACAAAGACCGATTACGTATATAGCTGATTTCTCTTTGTGGAAGGATGGCAAACTGGTTGAAGTTGTAGACGTTAAAGGTAAGGCGACTGAAGTTGCCAACATCAAAGCGAAGATATTCAGATATCAGTATAGAGATGTGAATTTAACGTGGATATGTAAAGCGCCTAAATACACAGGTCAAGAATGGATAGCATATGAAGACTTAGTGAAAGTCAGACGTAAAAGAAAAAGAGAAATGAAGTGATTTAATGCAACAACAAGCATATATAAACGCAACGATTGATATAAGGATACCTACAGAAGTTGAATATCAGTATTTTGATGATGTGGATAAAGAAAAAGAATCGCTGGCAGATTACTTATATAACAATCCTGACGAAATACTAGAGTATGACAATTTAAAAATTAGAAATGTAAATGTAGAGGTGGAATAAATGGCAGGCATAAATACGAAAGTGAGAATAGACGGTAAGTTGATGACGCTTATTGATGCATCTGATAAATACGACATCAAAGTATCAACACTAATTACTAGGTACGACAGAGGGGCGAGAGGGAAAGACTTAATACAAAATGTAGTAAAGCCTAAGAAAGTAAAGGTTGACGGCAAGATGATGACTGTTAGCGAAATAGTTAAAAAGTACAACCTAAGCAAAGGACTACTTAATTACAGAATATCAAAAGGAATAACAGGTGATGCGCTTATTGCGCCACCACAAGAAAAGATACCTTCTAAATACACTGAATATGAAAATGAGCAGATGAAAAAGAAAGGGCTCACGCCTGAAATAGTTAGAAATAGAGTTGCGAAGGGTTGGGAGATGTCGGAAGCAATTGATGCACCTTTCGGCATGAAGCTGAATGACTATAGAGAAATACAAATAACAAAAGCTTTGGAGCGAGAACGTGAAATGGCTAGGCAACGACGTAAAGAAGCTGAGCTAAGAAGAAAGAAGCCACATTTGTTTGATGTGCCTCAAAAACATTCACGTGATTCGTATTGGTTCGATGTTACTTTTGACCAAATGTTTAAGAAATGGCAGGAAGCATAATGAGCATAATCAGTAACAGAAAAGTAGAAATGAACAAAACGCAAGACAATGTTAAGCAACCGGCGCATTACACATACGGCGACATTGAAATTATAGATTTTATCGAACAAGTTACGGCACAGTACCCACCACAATTAGCATTCGCAATAGGTAATGCAATTAAATACCTGTCTAGAGCACCGTTAAAGAATGGTCATGAGGATATGGCGAAAGCGAAGTTTTATGTCGATAGAGCATTTGATTTGTGGGAGGGGTAACGATGGCAACTAACACATTAGAACTATCATCAACGATTAACCAACGTTATAAGTATGACACAGCAGGCAAGACACCAACACAGATACAAAGTGAGTTGCGTAAGAAAGGTTTACAGGGCTTTGTGGTTAAGGTAGCAGGACGTAAGGTCACGATGAAAGTAATGGAACAACATATTGAAAGTAATAGGGGGTGTATGAGATGAGTTCAATGATAAATGACATTCTAGATATCAAAGACAGTTATCAAGCTCCTCAAAAAATAATGGATATGCTATATGGGGATATAGAAGAAAGAAACAAAACGTTTATGGAGTTTTTGAAAGCTTACAAAAATGACGTTAATTATGATTGGTTTCATGAATATTTCCAAGACGAACATGCTGATCGTAAAAAGCACAAACAAGATTTCACACCAAAATCAATAAGTAAACTACTTGTAGAATTAGTTAGTGATAAACAAGGTGATTATTATGAGCCTGCAGCAGGTACAGGTGGGATTGTCATTGAAAAATGGAACAACGATAGAATGCAACATTCACCATTTGATTATCTACCTAGCATGTACTTTTATACAGCGGAAGAATTAAGCGATAGAACCATACCATTTTTATTATTCAATATGATTATTAGAGGTATGAATGGTCTTGTTGTTCAATGTGATGTATTAACGCGTGAAGCATATGGAGCATGGTTTATTCAAAATGATAAAAACGACCATTTAGGATTTAGTAGTTTAAACAGATTACCTTATACAGAAGATATTGAAAAAGAACTTAATATTAAGTTTGTAGAGCATAGATACCCAAACATTAAACAAACACAAGCAGTACCAGAATGGTTGTTATCTAATTTAACTTTGGAAGAAGAAAAGCAACTAACTTTATTTTAAGGGAGACGTAAAGATGAAAATCAAAGTTGAAAAAGAAGTGAATTTACCTGAACTTATCCAATGGGCTTGGGATAACCCCAAGTTATCAGGAAATAAAAGATTCTATCCAAATAATCTTGAGTGCAACTGTTGTGTGATTTTTGATGTTGATAGCATCTTATGTAATGTGGCTGGATACGTATCAATTAACGATAAATTTACTATTCGAGAGGAGTATAAAAAATGAAAATCAAAACTAAAAAAACAATGACGCTATGTGAATTAATTAAATGGGCTTGGGAAAATCCTGAGCTAACAAATGATAAAAAATTTTTTCGAGAAACAGTTGTTACTCAGGTTCTGTTGAATTTTGTAGCGGTATAAACAGAACTATCGTAATCAATCATATAATGTTTGATGATGAATTCGAAGTCGAAGTTGAAGAAGAAATCACAGAAGAGACTAAGTTTGATAGGTTGTTTGAATTATTCGAGGTCTCAGAAGGAGAATATAGTCCTACATCAAATAGGAATACTAGTATAAACGAAAGTTTAAATGACGACAGATGTTTCCCTATCAAAGCATTCTATATCTTAAACGATGACCTAACTATGACGTTGATTTGGAAAGATGGGGAGTTGGTAGAATGATGCAAACCTATAAAGTAAGTCTTTGTATCAAGTTTTTGCATCTAAATGCGATTACAAATTAAAAAAACATTATTTCGTGAAAAATACGAATGAGGAAAAAGCTACGAATATGGTATTAAAACTGATTCGTAAAAAGTTCCCGTTCGAAACTGCAAGCATAGAAGTTGAAAAAGTGGAGGCAATATAATGATACAACCAACAAGAGAAGAATTAATTAATTTCATGAAAAAACATGGAGCTGAAAATGTTGACTCTATCACTGATGAGCAAAGTGCAATAAGACACTTTAGAGCTCAATCAAAAGTTTTTAAAGACGAACGTGATGAGTACAAGAAGCAACGAGATGAGCTTATCGAGGATATAGCTAAGTTAAGAAAACGTAACGAAGAGCTGGAGAACATGTGGCGCACAGTCAAAAATGAATTGCTTGGAAGATACGAACATTACTGTTTTAAAATTAGAGAACTACACCCTGAGAGCAAAGCGAACAGGATAGGAGCTCTCTATATAGGAGGTAAAAGCACTGCAGATATTATGAGGAAGACACAAATGAATAACCGTGAACAAATAGAACAATCAGTGATCAGTGCTAGTGCGTATAACGGCAATGACGCAGAGGGATTACTAAAAGAGATTGAGGACGTGTATAAGAAAGCACAAGCGTTTGATGAAATACTTGAGGGAATGACAAATGCTATTCAACATTCAGTTAAAGAAGGTATTGAACTTGATGAAGCAGTAGGGATTATGACGGGTCAAGTTGTCTATAAATATGAGGAGGATCAGGAAAATGAGTATTAGTGTAGGAGATAAAGTATATAACCATGAAACAAACGAAAGTCTAGAGATTGTGCAATTGGTCGGAGATATTAGAGATACACATTATAAACTGTCTGATGATTCAGTTATTAGCATTATAGATTTTATTACTAAACCAATTTATCTAATTAAGGGGGACGAGTAAATGCTTGAAATCATCGACCAACGTGATGCATTGCTACAAGAAAAGTGTTTAAACGACGACTGGTGGTACGAGTTAGATTATTGGTTGAATAAACGCAAGTCAGAAAATGAACAGATTGATATTGATAGAGTGCTTAAATTTATTGAGGAATTAAAACGATAGGAGATAACAAATAAATGAATAATTTAACAGTAGATCAATTAAAAGAACTTTTACAAATACAAAAGGAGTTCGACGATAGAATACCGACGCTAAACTTACGAGATAGCAAGATTGCATATGTAGTTGAATTCTTTGAATGGTTTAATACATTGGAAACGTTTAAGAACTGGAAGAAGAAACCAGGTAAGCCGTTAGATGTTCAGTTAGATGAACTAGCGGACATGTTGGCGTTTGGTTTGAGTATTGCGAATCAAGTAGGAGTGTCATCAGAAGAGATAAAAGAAGCGATTGAATCAAGTTTTAAAAATAAAGAATTTCACAACATGTTTAATTTTAAAGATAAAGAATTTGCTCAAGATGCCGTTGTTAGTACACCGCAGATAATATTTAAAGAATTTTATCCCGACCAATTGGCAATTGTTATAGCGATAGACATAGCTTACAACTTATATTCAATCAACCAACTCATTGACGCATACAAAAAGAAAGTGAAAAGGAATCATGAAAGACAAGATGGAACAGCAGACGCAGGAAAAGGATACGTGTAAAGACATATTAGATCGGGTCAAGGAGGTTTTGGGGAAGTGACACAATACTTAGTCACAACATTCAAAGATTCAACAGGACGTAAACATACACACATAACTAAAGCTAAGAGCAATCAAAGCTATACAGTTGTTGAGGCAAAGAGTAAAGAAGAAGCGAAAGAGAAGTACGAGGCGCGAAATGCGCCAGTTGATGGAGCGACCAACTTAAACGATATCAAATCAAATATTGGTATCTTTCACGTTGAAAAAGTCGAACCAAACGAGGGTATGGTGGATATTAATATTGAGACAATGAAACCATTCGAGGAGGCAGATGATGATTAACATACCTAAAATGAAATTCCCGAAAAAGTACACTGAAATAATCAAAAAATATAAAAATAAAACACCTGAAGAAAAAGCTAAGATTGAAGATGATTTCATTAAAGAAATTAATGATAAAGACAGTGAATTTTACAGTCCTATGATGGCTAATATGAATGAACATGAATTAAGGGCTATGTTAAGAATGATGCCTAGTTTAATTGATACTGGAGATGGCAATGATGATTAAAAAACTTAAAAATATGGATTGGTTCGATATCTTTATTGCTGGAATACTGCGATTATTCGGCGTAATCGCACTGATGCTTGTTGTCATATCGCCTATATACACAGTGGCTAGTTACCAACACAAAGAAGTACATCAAGGAACTATTACAGATAAATATAACAAGAGACAAGATAAAGAAGACAAGTTCTATATTGTATTAGACAACAAACAAGTCATTGAAAATTCTGATTTATTATTCAAAAAGAAGTTTGATAGCGCAGACATACAAGCTAGGTTAAAAGTAGGCGACAAAGTAGAAGTTAAGACGATTGGATATAGAATACACTTTTTAAATTTATATCCGGTCTTATACGAAGTAAAGAAGGTAGATAAAAAATGATTAAACAAATAGTAAGACTATTATTCTTACTAGCAATGTATGAGCTAGGTAAGTATGTAACTGAGCAAGTATATATTATGATGACGGCTAATGATGATGTAGAGGCGCCGAGCGACTTCCCAAAGTTGAGCGATCAGTATGATTTGATGAGAGCGGAGGTGTCAGAGTAGATGTATAGCAAAGAGTCAATTGTTAATATGATAGGCACACATAAAATGAAGTGTAATGTATTAGCTGATGTAATACCGGAATATGATAGCAATTCAATCGCACAGTATGGTATACAAGCGACGTTACCGAAACCACAAGGGGAAAATTCAAGCAAAGTTGAAGATGTTGTTGTGAGGCTTGAAAGAGCAAATAAAAGGTATGCGCAGATGTTAAAAGAAGTTGAGTTTATAAATCAATCACAACAGAGATTAGGACACGTTGACTTTTGCTTCTTAGAGTTGTTGAAGAAAGGTTATAACAGAGATGCAATTATCAAGAAGATGCCTAACTCTAAATTGAACAGAAACAACTTCTTAGCGCGCCGTGATGAGTTAGCAGAAAAGATTTATCTACTACAGTGACGAAAATGACAAAAATGACAGAAATGACGAAAATGACACTATTTTTAAACTGTGAATTAATTTTATATAATTGATTTGTAAGAATTATCTTAAGACGTGGGGTAATAGCCACATTAGATGTTCTCATCGATGTGATTGAGAAGTGACAAACATGTAAAGTTGATATGTTACGCTATTAATCACTTACTGCCTGCCTATATGGTGGGTAGTTTAATTCTTGCAATTTGAGTCATAACTATTTTCCTCCTTTCACATTTATTGAACGTAGCTCCTGCACAAGATGTAGGGGCATTTTTGTATTTAAAATAACTAGAGTAATTAACGTAAAGGCGTGTGATACAGTGAAAACAATTGATTAAATTAACACCGAAGCAAGAAAAGTTTGTATTAGGACTCATCGAGGGCAAGAGCCAACGGAAAGCATATATTGACGCAGGGTATTCGACTAAAGGTAAAAGTGATAATTATATAGATAGCCGAGCTTTTGAGTTGAGTAAGAATAGTGCGATTTTAGATAGGTATGAAGAATTGCGTCAAGAAGCAGCTGAACAATCAAAATGGACACGCCAAAAGGCTTTTGAAGAATATGAGTGGCTAAAGAATGTAGCTAAGAATGACATTGAAATAGAGGGAGTGAAGAAAGCGACAGCTGATGCATTCCTCGCTAGTTTAGATGGTATGAATAGAATGACGTTAGGTAACGAAGTTTTAGCTAACAAGAAAATAGAAACTGAGATTAAGATGCTTGAGAAGAAGATTGAACAAATAGATAAAGGTGACAGTGGCACAGAAGATAAAATCAAACAACTTCACGACGCAATAACGGAAGTGATCGTCAATGAATAAACTTAAATCTTTATATACGGACAAACAAATTGAAATATTGAAGCAAACGCAAAAACAAGATTGGTTTATGTTAATTAATCACGGAGCTAAGCGTACAGGTAAAACAATATTAAATAATGACTTATTTTTACGTGAGTTAATGCGCGTGCGAAAGATAGCAGACGAAGAAGGAATTGAGACACCTCAATATATACTTGCTGGTGCAACATTAGGTACAATCCAAAAAAACGTACTAATAGAGTTAACTAACAAATACGGCATTGAGTTTAATTTTGATAAATACAATTCATTCATGTTATTTGGCGTTCAAGTGGTTCAGACAGGTCACAGTAAAGTAAGTGGTATAGGAGCAATACGTGGTATGACATCGTTTGGTGCATATATCAATGAAGCGTCGTTAGCGCATGAAGAAGTGTTTGACGAGATTAAGTCACGTTGTAGTGGAACTGGTGCAAGAATATTGGTAGATACCAACCCTGACCATCCCGAGCATTGGTTGTTGAAAGATTATATTGAAAATACAGATCCTAAAGCAGGTATACTGAGTCACCAATTTAAGCTCGATGACAATAACTTTCTTAATGATAGATATAAAGAGTCTATTAAGGCTTCAACACCATCAGGTATGTTCTATGAACGTAATATCAACGGTATGTGGGTGTCTGGTGACGGTGTAGTATATGCCGACTTTGATTTGAATGAGAATACGATTAAAGCAGATGAACTGGACGACATACCTATCAAAGAATACTTTGCTGGTGTCGACTGGGGTTACGAGCACTATGGATCTATTGTGTTAATAGGACGAGGTATAGATGGTAACTTTTATTTTATTGAGGAGCACGCACACCAATTTAAGTTTATTGATGATTGGGTGGTTATTGCAAAAGATATTGTAAGTAGATATGGCAATATTAATTTTTACTGCGATACTGCACGACCTGAATACATCACTGAATTTAGAAGACATAGATTACGTGCAATTAACGCTGATAAAAGTAAACTATCGGGTGTGGAGGAAGTTGCTAAGTTGTTCAAACAAAACAAGTTACTTGTTCTTTATGATAATATGGATAGGTTTAAGCAAGAGGTATTTAAATATGTTTGGCACCCTACAAACGGAGAGCCTATAAAAGAATTTGATGACGTGTTGGACTCGTTAAGATATGCCATATACACACATACTAAACCTGAACGATTAAGGAGGGGGAAATGACATTGTATAAGTTAATAGATGATATTGAAGCACAAGGAATATTGCCTAAGCATATTGAGGCTCTAATAGAGTCACATAAAGACGATAGAGAGAGAATGGTTAATCTCTATAATAGATACAAGACACATATTGACTATGTACCAATATTCAAACGTCGACCAATTGAAGAAAAAGAAGATTTTGAAACTGGTGGAAATGTAAGGCGATTAGACGTGTCTGTTAATAACAAACTTAACAACTCTTTTGACAGCGAAATTGTTGATACACGTGTTGGTTATTTACATGGTGTTCCTGTTACTTATGATTTAGATGAAAACGCAGAAAAAAACGAAAAGTTGAAAAAGTTTATAACCAACTTTGCCATTAGAAATAGTGTTGATGATGAGGATTCTGAAATAGGTAAAATGGCAGCAATTTGCGGATATGGTGCTAGGTTAGCATATATTGATACGAATGGTGATATTAGGATTAAGAATATAGATCCCTATAATGTTATTTTTGTTGGCGACAATATTTTAGAACCTACATACTCATTGCGCTACTTTTATGAAAAAGATGATGATAATGGCACTGATTATGTGTACGCAGAGTTTTACGATAATGCTTATTATTATGTATTTCGAGGAGAAGGTATTGACGCTTTGCAAGAAGTTGGACGATATGAACATTTATTTGATTACAATCCATTGTTTGGTGTACCTAACAACAAAGAGATGATAGGAGATGCTGAAAAGGTTATTCACTTAATTGACGCATATGATTTAACAATGAGCGATGCATCAAGTGAGATTAGTCAGACACGTTTAGCATACCTTGTGTTACGCGGTATGGGTATGAGTGAAGAAATGATTCAAGAAACACAAAAGAGTGGCGCATTTGAGTTGTTCGACAAAGATATGGACGTTAAATACTTAACAAAAGATGTAAATGACACAATGATTGAGAACCATTTAGATCGAATCGAAAAGAATATCATGCGTTTTGCAAAGTCAGTAAACTTTAATTCTGACGAGTTTAACGGAAATGTACCTATCATTGGAATGAAACTTAAACTTATGGCTTTAGAGAACAAGTGTATGACGTTTGAGCGTAAGATGACAGCTATGTTGAGGTATCAATTCAAAGTTATTTTATCTGCATTAAAGCGTAAAGGGTACAACTTGGATGATGATAGTTATTTAAACCTGATATTTAAGTTCACTCGTAACATTCCAGTTAATAAGTTAGAAGAATCACAAGTGCTAATTAACCTGAAGGGACAAGTTTCAGAACGAACAAGGTTAGGACAATCACAACTAGTTGATGATGTTGATTACGAATTAGACGAAATGGAAAAAGAAAGTCTTGAATTTAATGACAAATTACCTGACATAGATGAAGGTGACGCAAATGACAAATCCCAAAATAACCAATCAGAATGATATTGATGAGTATATCGAGGGTTTAATCTCTAAAGCAGAAAAACCAATAGAACAACTATTTGCTAATCGACTTAAAGAGATAAAACAAATCATCGCAGATATGTTTGAGAAATATCAAAATGATGATGTGTATGTTACATGGACTGAATTCAATAAATACAACAGGCTCAATAAGGAGTTAACTCGTATAGGTACAATGTTGACTGATGACTATAGGCAAGTAGCTAAGATGATTCAGAAGTCACAAGAAGATGCTTATATAGAAAAATTCCTTATGAGCCTTTATTTATATGAAATGGCGAGTCAAACATCTATGCAGTTTGATGTTCCGAGTAAAGAGGTAATCAAATCAGCTATTGAACAACCTATTGAGTTCATTCGTTTAATGCCAACACTACAAAAACATCGTGATGAAGTATTGAAAAAGATACGTATGCACATTACACAAGGTATTATGAGTGGAGAGGGTTACTCTAAGATAGCTAAAGCAATACGTGATGATGTCGGCATGTCTAAAGCTCAATCATTGCGTGTGGCTCGTACAGAAGCAGGCAGAGCAATGTCACAAGCTGGACTTGATAGCGCAATGGTTGCTAAAGATAACGGTTTGAATATGAAGAAACGTTGGCATGCTACTAAAGATACACGAACACGTGATACTCATCGTCATTTAGATGGGGAATCAGTGGAAATAGATCAGAATTTTAAATCAAGTGGGTGTGTTGGGCAGGCGCCCAAGCTATTTATTGGTGTAAACAGTGCGAAAGAGAATATTAATTGTCGTTGCAAATTACTTTATTATATTGATGAAAATGAATTGCCAACTGTAATGAGAGCACGTAAAGACGATGGTAAAAATGAAGTTATCCCATTCATGACTTATCGTGAGTGGGAGAAATATAAGCGAAAAGGTGGTAATTGATATGGATTTTAAAATAAAAGTAAATGTTGATACTGGCGAAGCTATAGAAAAGTTAGAACGCATTAAATCCTTGTACGAAGAGATAATAGAGTTACAAAACGAAAAAGTTGTTGTAAACGTAACAGTTAAAAATGAAGCTGATTTAGATATGGTTAAAACATCTATTAGCGAAGAAAATGCTAAAAATAATGATTTCACACTTTTTTAGTTGTCTCTTTGCTACTCGACCTTAGCATGTCGTTAAACTGCTTTTTATTATGCACTTTTCGGACTGTTAGGGTACGCGAAGGGCAAAAAGGAGTTTTGATATATGAATATCGAAGAAGTTAAGTCTTTTTTTGAAGAACACAAAGACGATAAAGAAGTAAAAGATTATCTAAAGGGACTTAAGACGGTGTCTGTTGATGACGTTAAAGGCTTTTTAGATACAGAAGAAGGTAAACGATTCATTCAACCTGAATTAGATCGTTATCATTCGAAAGGATTAGAATCATGGAAAGAGAAAAATCTTGAGGATCTAATCGAACAAGAAGTACGGAAGCGTAATCCTGAGCAATCAGAAGAACAAAAACGTATTAGTGCTCTTGAACAAGAGTTAGAAAAACGCGACGCAGAGGCAAAACGTGAGAAGTTAAGAAGTAACGCGCTAGGTAAAGCGCAGGAACTAAATTTACCAACATCCTTAGTTGATAGATTTTTAGGCGATTCTGATGAAGATACTGAGCAAAACTTAAAAGCTTTAAAAGAAACCTTTGACAAGTATGTTCAAAAAGGCGTTGAGTCTAAATTTAAATCGAGTGGAAGAGATGTTAAAGAATCACGAAATCAAGATTTAGACCCTTCAAATGTAAAGTCCATTGAAGAAATGGCGAAAGAAATCAATATTAGAAAATAAAGTGAGGTAATAAAATATGGCAACTCCAACATACACGCCAGGCAATGTTATTTTATCGGATTTTAAAAACGGCGTTATTCCAGCAGAACAAGGTACTTTAATCATGAAAGACATTATGGCTAATTCAGCAATTATGAAATTAGCTAAAAATGAGCCAATGACAGCACAAAAGAAAAAATTTACTTACTTAGCAAAAGGTGTAGGCGCCTACTGGGTATCAGAAACGGAACGTATTCAAACTTCTAAGCCTGAATATGCGCAAGCAGAAATGGAAGCTAAGAAAATTGGTGTAATTATTCCGTTATCAAAAGAGTTTCTTAAATGGACTGCAAAAGATTTCTTTAATGAGGTTAAACCTCTAATTGCAGAGGCATTTTACAAAGCGTTTGACCAAGCTGTTATCTTTGGTACTAAATCACCTTACAACACTTCAACTAGTGGTAAACCGCTTGTTGAAGGCGCAGAAGAGAAAGGTAACGTTGTTACAGATACTAATAATTTATACGTAGACCTTTCGGCATTAATGGCTACTATTGAAGATGAAGAGTTAGATCCAAACGGAGTATTAACTACACGTTCATTCAGAAGTAAAATGCGTAATGCTTTAGATGCTAATGACAGACCATTATTTGATGCTAACGGGAACGAGATTATGGGATTACCACTATCTTATACTGGAGCGGATGTATACGACAAAAAGAAATCGTTAGCACTAATGGGTGATTGGGATTACGCACGTTACGGTATCTTACAAGGTATTGAGTATGCAATTTCTGAAGATGCCACGTTAACGACGTTACAAGCATCAGATGCTTCTGGCCAACCAGTATCATTATTTGAACGTGATATGTTCGCTTTACGTGCGACGATGCATATTGCATACATGAACGTTAAACCAGAAGCGTTCGCAACGCTTAAACCAACTGAATAGGAGGAGATATGATGGCTAATCCTGCAGAAGAGATTAAGGTAAAAAAAGACAATATGACTATTACTGTTACAAAGAAGGCATTTGACTCTTATTACAGTCTTGTCGGTTACAAAGAGGTTAAATCACGTCGTACTACGTCTGATAAGAGCGAGTGATAAAAATGACTCTTTATGAAGATGTTAAACTTTTACTCAAGAAAAATGGAGTGGAAGTTAAAAGTGATGAAGAAGAAATATTTAAGATGGAAGTTGACGGAATACTAGAAGATGTTAGGGATATAACAAACAATGATTTTATGAAAGATGGTCAAGTCATTTATCCTTACTCAATCAAAAAGTATGTCGCAGATGTCCTAGAGTATTATCAACGACCTGAAGTTAAAAAGAATTTAAAGTCAAGAAGTATGGGGACAGTGTCGTACACTTATAACGATGGTGTCCCTGATTACATTAGTGGAGTATTAAACAGGTATAAACGAGCAAAGTTTCATCCGTTTAAACCAATAAGGTAGAGGTGTTGTTTGTGTTTAACCCATACGACGAATTCCCTCACACTATTTCTATTGGAAGTATCAAAAAAGTAGGAGAGTATCCAATTATACAAGAGCGCTTTGTAAGCGATAAAACAATTAAAGGATTTATGGATACGCCTACTACATCTGAACAACTAAAATTTCATCAAATGTCACAAGAATATGACAGAAACCTATATGTACCTTATGACTTGCCAATATCTAAAAACAATTTATTTGAGTATGAGGGTAGAATCTTTAGTATTGAAGGTGATTCTGTAGATCAGGGCGGACAACATGAAATTAAGTTACTACGACTTAAGCAGGTGCCATATGGCAAAAGTTAAGTACGGTGCTGATAGCATGGTTGTTGAATTGGATAAGTTCGATAAGAAAATAGAAGAGTGGGTTAAAAAAGGTATTGCTAAAACAACGACGAAGATTTACAACACTGCTGTAGCATTAGCTCCTGTTGACTTAGGTTTTTTAGAAGAAAGTATTGACTTTAAATATTTCGATGGTGGGTTATCCAGTGTTATAAGTGTCGGCGCAGATTATGCAATATACGTTGAATACGGTACTGGTATATATGCTACTGGTCCTGGTGGTAGTCGTGCTACAAAGATTCCGTGGAGTTTTAAAGGTGATGACGGCGAATGGTACACCACATATGGTCAAGCGCCACAGCCATTTTGGAACCCTGCAATTGACGCAGGACGCAAGACATTCGAGCAGTATTTTTCATAGAGGTGGTTAAATATGTGGGTATCAGTTGAGCCTGAACTTACAAATCAAATATATAAAATATTAATCTCAGACCCTAACATTAACAAACTAGTTGATGATAGGGTTTTTGACGTTGTTCAAGATGACGCTGTTTACCCATATATTGTTGTGGGTGAATCAAACGTCACTAACAACGAATCTAGCGCAACAATGAGAGAAACAGTCGGTATTGTCATACATGTGTATTCACAGTTCGCTACACAATACGAGGCTAAGCTCATTTTAAGCGCGATAGGTTATGTGCTTAACAGACCTATAGAAATAGATAATTACGAGTTTCAATTTAGCCGTATCGATAGTCAAGCAGTATTCCCTGATATAGACAGGTTTACTAAGCATGGCACGATACGGCTTTTATTTAAGTACAGACATAAAAAGAAAAACGAAGGAGTGTATTAAATGGCGCAAAAAAACTATTTAGCAGTTGTACGTCCAGCTGAAACTGACTTAGATCCAGTAGAATCTTTATTATTAGCTGACTTACAAGAAGGTGGACATACGATTGAAAATGATTTAGCTGAAATAGTACGAGGCGGTAAAACGGACTATTCTCCCAATGCAATGTCAGAATCATTTAAATTAACAATTGGTAATGTGCCTGGAGATAAAGGAATTGAAGCAGTGAAACACGCTGTACAAACAGGTGGACAGTTGCGTATATGGCTTTATGAGCGTAATAAACGTGCAGACGGTAAACATCACGGAATGTTTGGTTATGTTGTTCCAGAATCATTTGAAATGTCATTTGATGATGAAAGTGACAAAATCGAACTATCATTAAAAGTTAAATGGAATACAGCAGAAGGTGCTGAAGATAACTTGCCGAAAGAGTGGTTTGAAGCTGCAGGTGCGCCTACAGTTGAATACGAAAAATTCGGCGAAAAAGTCGGAACATTCGAGAATCAAAAGAAAGCTAGTGTTGTATCTGATTCACACACGGAAGACCATTCTATGTAAACTAATAGATCAAGGGGGCGTAAGCTCCCTATTTTTTTATAAAAAAATTGAAAAGAGGTATATATTTTGACTGAATTTAATCCAATTACAACATTAAAAATTAATGACGGAGAAAAAGATTACGAAGTAGAAGCAAAAGTAACATTTGCATTTGACCGAAAAGCTGAAAAATTCTCAGAAGATAGCGAAGATGGGAGAAAAGGAGCAATGCCAGGATTCAATGTTATCTTTAACGGTTTGCTAGAATCTAGAAACAAAGCGATTTTACAATTTTGGGAATGTGCTACTGCTTATTTAAAAAACCCACCAACTCGAGAACAATTAGAAAAAGCAATTGATGATTTCATCACTGAAAACGAGGATACTTTGCCGTTATTACAAGGGGCTTTGGACAAACTTAACAATAGTGGTTTTTTCAAGAGGGAGAGTCGCTCGTACTGGATGACATTGAACAAAGCACCGAATATGGCCAAAAGCGAGGACAAAGAAATGACGAAAGCAGGCATAGAAATGATGAAAGAGAATTACAAGGAAATCATGGGCGCAGAACCTTACACGATTACTCAAAAATAAGGCAACTGACAGCTAGATATTTAGGATATATCCCTGAACATGAATTGTTAGCACTAACACCTGCTGAATGGCGTGATTGGCTTATTGGTGGTCAGGATAGGTACCTAGATCAAAGACAATTATTAATTGAACAAGCGCAAGCTAACGGCTTAGTACAAGCTTCTAAGAGGCTAACTAGTATGATTCGTGACATTGAGAAACAACGTTACGAAATAAGAGAACCTGGTAGCTATGCTCGTGTACAAAAAGCTAGATTAGAAGAAGAAAAAAGAAGACGTGAACTCTTCAAAGAAGGTACAAGAAAATTCCTTGAATCGAAAGGAGGTTAGCCTTTGGATACTCATTTTATGGCAAAGATTATGGCCAATATTAGAGATTTCCAAAGCAACGTAAGGAAAGCTCAACGATTAGCAAAGACGTCTGTACCAAACGAAATTGAAACAGATGTAAAAGCAGATATTTCAAGATTCCAAAGAGCTTTACAACGCGCTAAATCAATGGCTCAACGATGGCGAGAGCATTCTGTTAAATTATTCATGAAAACAGATGAGTATAAAGCGAATTTAGAACGCGCTAAAGCTCAAGTAGAGCGATTTAAACAACATAAAGTAGATTTGAAACTAAGTAACACTGAATTAATGGCCAAATATAATGCAACTAAAGCTACTGTCGAAGCTTGGAGAAAACATGTTGTTAAGTTGGATTTAGATGCAAACCCCGCTAAAATGGCGGTTAAAGGGTTTAAAGAAGATTTAATAGATCTTAGCAGGCATAGTTTTGATATTGATTCCAGCAGATGGAAATTAGGAAATAAATTCACAAAAGAATTCAATGAAGTCGAAGGAGCAGTTAAACGTTCTTTCGGAAGAATTGGTCAGATTATGAGAAAAGAAGTAAATGGAACAAGTGATATTTGGGGTAAACTTAACAACTCATTGAAAGATTACGGCGAGAAAATGGACGCCTTAGCTACTAAAATCCGAACTTTCGGTACTATCTTCGCGCAACAGGTCAAAGGCTTAATGATTGCTAGTATACAAGCATTGATACCAGTGATTGCCGGATTAGTACCTGCAATAATGGCAGTACTTAATGCGGTTGGTGTATTAGGTGGTGGCGTTTTAGGTTTAGTTGGCGCATTCTCTGTCGCAGGTCTTGGAGTTGTTGGCTTTGGTGCAATGGCTATTAGCGCTCTTAAAATGGTTGAAGATGGAACATTGGCAGTAACAAAAGAAGTTCAAAACTTTAGAGATGCGAGCGATCAGTTAAAAACTACATGGCGTGATATTGTTAAAGAGAATCAAGCAAGTATCTTTAATGCGATGTCAGCAGGTATCAGAGGCGTTACAAGTGCGATGTCTCAATTAAAACCATTCTTATCCGAAGTATCTATGCTAGTTGAAGCAAACGCACGCGAGTTTGAGAATTGGGTTAAACATTCCGAAACAGCTAAGAAAGCGTTTGAAGCATTGAATAGCATAGGTGGCGCAATCTTCGGAGATTTATTGAACGCTGCAGGACGATTTGGCGACGGATTAGTTAACATTTTCACTCAATTAATGCCGTTGTTCAAATTTGTGTCTCAAGGACTACAGAACATGTCTATAGCTTTCCAAAATTGGGCTAATAGTGTAGCTGGTCAGAATGCTATTAAAGCGTTTATTGACTACACTACCACTAACTTACCTAAGATTGGTCAGATATTTGGTAATGTGTTCGCTGGTATTGGTAATTTAATGATTGCTTTTGCACAAAACAGTTCCAACATTTTTGATTGGTTGGTTAAATTAACTTCTCAATTTAGAGCATGGTCAGAACAAGTAGGACAATCACAAGGGTTTAAAGACTTTATCAGTTATGTTCAAGAGAATGGTCCTACTATTATGCAGTTAATCGGTAATATCGTAAAAGCATTAGTTGCTTTTGGTACTGCAATGGCTCCTATAGCTAGTAAATTGTTAGACTTTATCACTAATCTAGCTGGATTTATCGCTAAACTATTCGAAACACACCCAGCTATAGCACAAGTTGCTGGCGTTATGGGTATTTTAGGCGGTGTATTTTGGGCTTTAATGGCTCCGATTGTTGCTATAAGTAGTGTACTTACAAATGTGTTTGGTTTGAGCTTATTCAGCGTCACTGAAAAGATTTTAGACTTCGTTAGAACATCAAGTTTAGTTACTGGAGCTACGGAAGCATTAATAGGTGCATTCGGTTCGATTTCAGCACCTATTTTAGCAGTTGTTGCAGTAATTGGTGCATTCATTGGTGTCCTCGTTTATTTATGGAAAACAAACGAGAACTTTAGAAATACTATTACTGAAGCGTGGAACGGTGTTAAAACGGCAGTTTCTGGTGCGATTCAAGGTGTAGTCGGCTGGTTAACTGAATTGTGGGGCAAAATCCAATCTACCTTACAACCGATAATGCCTATATTGCAAGTATTAGGACAAATATTCATGCAAGTTTTAGGTGTTTTGGTAATAGGCATCATTACAAACGTTATGAATATCATACAAGGTTTGTGGACTTTAATTACAATTGCGTTCCAAGCCATAGGAACAGTGATATCCGTAGCAGTCCAAATCATAGTAGGTTTGTTCACTGCTTTAATTCAGTTGCTTACTGGCGACTTCTCAGGTGCTTGGGAGACTATTAAAACTACGGTTACCAATGTGCTTGATACGATTTGGCAATACATGCAATCAGTTTGGGAGTCAATTATCGGCTTTTTAACTGGCGTAATGAATCGAACACTTTCTATGTTTGGTACAAGTTGGTCACAGATATGGAGTACAATCACTAATTTTGTTAGCAGTATTTGGAACACTGTTACAAGTTGGTTCAGTCGAGTGGCTTCGAGTGTAGCTGAAAAAATGGGGCAAGCACTAAACTTTATTATCACAAAAGGTTCTGAATGGGTTTCTAACATTTGGAATACAGTTACAAGTTTCGCGAGTAAAGTAGCTGATGGGTTTAAAAGAGTTGTCTCAAATGTAGGTGACGGTATGAGTGATGCACTTGGTAAGATTAAAAGTTTCTTCAGTGATTTCTTAAATGCCGGAGCGGAATTAATCGGCAAAGTAGCTGAGGGTGTAGCCAATGCTGCGCACAAAGTAGTCAGCGCGGTAGGCGATGCGATTTCATCAGCTTGGGACTCTGTAACTTCATTCGTAAGTGGACACGGTGGAGGTAGTAGCTTAGGTAAAGGTTTAGCGGTATCACAAGCAAAAGTAATTGCTACAGACTTTGGCAGTGCCTTTAATAAAGAGCTATCCTCTACTTTGACAGATAGTATAGTAAATCCTGTAAGTACTTCTATAGACAGACACATGACTAGCGATGTTCAACATAGCTTAAAAGAAAATAATAGACCTATTGTGAATGTAACGATTAGAAATGAGGGCGACCTTGATTTAATTAAATCACGCATTGATGACATGAACGCTATAGACGGAAGTTTCAACTTATTATAAGGGAGGTTTGTTAGTTGATAGCGCACGATATAGAAGTAATAAGGAATGGTTCACAGTATCGCGTCAGTGACAATCCTTTCACTTATAATCACTTGGAAGTAGTTGAATATAACGTTACAGGCGCAGGATATCATCGTAACTATTCTGATATAGAGGGTATTGATGGTAGATTTCATAATTACGCTAAAGAAGAACTTAAAAAAGTAGAGCTTAAGATAAGGTATAAAGTACCTAAAATTGCTTATGCTTCACATTTAAAGTCAGACGTCCAAGCACTATTTGCTGGACGTTTTTATTTAAGGGAATTAGCTACACCAGACAATTCAATTAAGTATGAGCATATATTAGATATACCAAAAGACAAACAAGCATTTGAGCTTGATTATGTTGATGGACGACAACTTTTTGTAGGACTAGTAAGTGAAGTTTCTTTTGACACAACACAAACATCAGGGGAATTTTCTTTGTCGTTTGAAACAACCGAACTACCATACTTTGAAAGTGTCGGTTATAGTACTGATCTTGAAAGTAATAACGACCCTGAAAAATGGTCGGTACCTGATAGATTGCCTACAAACGAAGGTGATAAGAGGCGTCAAATGACATTTTACAACACTAACTCAGGAGAAGTTTATTATAACGGTGATGTTCCTTTAACACAGTTTAATCAGTTTAATGTTGTTGAAATAGAGTTAGCTGAAGATGTTAAAGCTAATGATAAGGATGGATTCACTTTCTATACAGATAAAGGAAATATCTCAGTTATTAAGGAAGTTGATTTAAAAGCCGGAGATAAAATAATCTTCGACGGTAAACATACCTATAGAGGTTATTTAAATATAGATTCTTTTAATAAAACTTTAGAACAACCGGTTTTATATCCAGGCTGGAATCGATTCAAGTCTAATAAAGTAATGAAACAAATTACATTTAGACACAAATTATATTTTAGATAAGGAGTAGCCTATGCCAATTTTATTAAAAAGTCTACAGGGTGTAGGGCACGCTATTAATGTTAGTACAAAGGTAAGTAAAAAGCTAAATGAAGATAGTTCTTTGGATCTAACTATTATCGAGAACGCGAGTACGTTTGACGCAATAGGTGCTATAACTAAAATGTGGACGATCACTCATGTTGAAGGTGAAGATGATTTCAACGAATATGTAATTGTCATACTTGATAAGTCTACTATTGGCGAAAAAATAAGGCTTGATATCAAAGCTAGGCAAAAAGAACTTGATGACCTTAACAATTCTAGGATTTACCAAGAGTATAACGAAAGTTTTACAGGCGTTGAGTTCTTCAATACTGTCTTTAAAGGAACGGGTTATAAGTATGTATTACATCCAAAAGTAGATGCATCTAAATTCGAGGGATTAGGCAAAGGAGATACACGATTAGAAATCTTTAAAAAAGGACTTGAGCGTTATCATCTCGAATATGAATACGATGCAAAGACTAAAACGTTTCATTTGTATGATGAATTATCTAAGTTTGCCAATTATTACATTAAAGCTGGTGTGAATGCTGATAACGTCAAAATACAAGAAGATGCATCTAAATGTTATACCTTTATTAAAGGTTATGGTGATTTTGATGGACAACAGACTTTTGCAGAAGCGGGACTACAAATTGAATTCACTCATCCATTAGCACAATTGATAGGTAAAAGAGAAGCGCCACCGCTTGTTGATGGACGTATTAAAAAAGAAGATAGTTTAAAAAAAGCAATGGAGTTATTGATAAAGAAAAGTGTCACTGCTTCTATTTCCTTAGACTTTGTAGCGTTACGTGAACATTTCCCAGAAGCTAACCCTAAAATAGGTGATGTTGTTAGAGTGGTGGATTCTGCCATAGGATATAACGACTTAGTGAGAATAGTCGAAATCACTACACATAGAGATGCGTACAATAATATCACTAAGCAAGATGTAGTATTAGGAGACTTTACAAGGCGTAATCGTTATAACAAAGCAGTTCATGATGCTGCAAATTATGTTAAAAGCGTAAAATCTACAAAATCCGACCCATCTAAAGAACTAAAAGCATTAAACGCAAAAGTTAACGCAAGTTTATCTATAAATAATGAATTGGTTAAGCAGAATGAAAAAATAAACGCTAAAGTCGATAAGATGAATACTAAAACAGTTACAACTGCTAATGGTACGATCATGTACGACTTTACTAGTCAATCAAGTATAAGAAACATCAAATCAATTGGAACGATTGGCGACTCTGTAGCTAGAGGGTCGCACGCAAAAACTAATTTCACAGAAATGTTAGGCAAGAAATTGAAAGCTAAAACGACTAATCTTGCAAGAGGTGGCGCAACAATGGCAACAGTTCCAATAGGTAAAGAAGCGGTAGAAAACAGCATTTATAGACAAGCAGAGCAAATAAGAGGAGACCTAATCATATTACAAGGCACTGATGATGACTGGTTACACGGTTATTGGGCAGGCGTACCGATAGGCACTGATAAAACGGATACAAAAACGTTTTACGGTGCCTTTTGTTCTGCAATTGAAGTTATTAGAAAGAATAATCCAGATTCAAAAATACTAGTGATGACAGCTACAAGACAATGCCCTATGAGTGGTACAACAATACGCCGTAAAGACACGGACAAAAACAAACTAGGGTTAACACTTGAGGACTATGTAAACGCTCAAATATTAGCTTGTAGTGAGTTAGATGTACCAGTGTTTGACGCATATCACACAGATTACTTTAAGCCATACAATCCAGCTTTTAGGAAAGCGAGCATGGAGGACGGCTTACACCCTAACGAAAAAGGTCACGAGGTTATTATGTACGAGTTAATCAAGGATTATTACAGTTTTTACGACTAAAGGAGGCAACCAATGGCTTACGGATTAATTACAAGTTTACATTCAATGACAGGTCGGAAAATAGTTGCTCAACATGAGTATAACTATCGCTTGTTAGATGAAGGTATGAGCAAACTTGAGAAAATGTTTATATACCATCAAAAAGAAGAAATATACGCACACTCAGCGAAACAAATTAAATACTTGAATGACAGTGTTGAAGATTATTTAACGTATTTAAATGGCCGTTTTAGCAATATGATTCTAGGCCATAACGGCGACGGTATCAATGAAGTAAAAGACGCGCGTATTGATAATACAGGTTATGGTCATAAGACATTGCAAGATCGTTTGTATCATGATTATTCAACACTAGATGCTTTCACTAAAAAGGTTGAGAAAGCTGTAGATGAACACTATAAAGAATATCGAGCGACAGAATACCGATTCGAACCAAAAGAGCAAGAACCGGAATTTATCACTGATTTATCGCCATATACAAATGCAGTAATGCAATCATTTTGGGTAGACCCTAGAACGAAAATTATTTATATGACGCAAGCTCGTCCAGGTAATCATTACATGTTATCTAGATTGAAGCCCAACGGACAATTTATTGATAGATTGCTTGTTAAAAACGGCGGTCACGGTACACACAATGCGTATAGATACATTGATGGAGAATTATGGATTTATTCAGCTGTATTGGACAGTAACAAAAACAACAAGTTTGTACGTTTCCAATATAGAACTGGAGAAATAACTTATGGTAATGAAATGCAAGATGTCATGCCGAATATATTTAACGACAGATATACGTCAGCGATTTATAATCCTATAGAAAATTTAATGATTTTCAGACGTGAATATAAAGCTTCTGAAAGACAAGCTAAGAATTCATTGAATTTCATTGAAGTAAGAAGTGCTGACGATATTGATAAAGGTATAGACAAAGTATTGTATCAAATGGATATACCTATGGAATACACTTCAGATACACAACCTATGCAAGGTATCACTTATGATGCAGGTATCTTATATTGGTATACAGGTGATTCGAATACAGCCAACCCTAACTACTTACAAGGTTTCGATATAAAAACAAAAGAATTGTTATTTAAACGACGTATCGATATTGGCGGTGTGAATAATAACTTTAAAGGAGACTTCCAAGAAGCTGAGGGTCTAGATATGTATTACGATCTAGAAACAGGACGTAAAGCACTTTTAATAGGGGTAACTATTGGACCTGGTAATAACAGACATCACTCAATTTATTCTATCGGCCAAAGAGGTGTTAACCAATTCTTAAAAAACATTGCACCTCAAGTATCGATGACTGATTCAGGTGGACGTGTTAAACCGTTACCAATACAGAACCCAGCATATCTAAGTGATATTACGGAAGTTGGTCATTACTATATCTATACGCAAGACACACAAAATGCATTAGATTTCCCGTTACCGAAAGCGTTTAGAGATGCAGGGTGGTTCTTGGATGTACTGCCTGGACACTATAATGGTGCTCTAAGACAAGTACTTACCAGAAACAGCACAGGTAGAAATATGCTTAAATTCGAACGTGTCATTGACATTTTCAATAAGAAAAACAACGGAGCATGGAATTTCTGTCCGCAAAACGCCGGTTATTGGGAACATATCCCTAAGAGTATTACAAAATTATCAGATTTAAAAATCGTTGGTTTAGATTTCTATATCACTACTGAAGAATCAAAACGATTTACTGATTTTCCTAAAGACTTTAAAGGTATTGCAGGTTGGATATTAGAAGTAAAATCGAATACACCAGGTAACACAACACAAGTATTAAGACGTAATAACTTCCCGTCTGCACATCAATTTTTAGTTAGAAACTTTGGTACTGGTGGCGTTGGTAAATGGAGTTTATTCGAAGGAAAGGTGGTTGAATAATGATAGTAGATAATTTTTCGAAAGACGATAACTTAATCGAGTTACAAACAACATCACAATATAATCCAATTATTGACACAAACATCAGTTTCTATGAATCAGATAGAGGAACTGGTGTTTTAAATTTTGCAGTAACTAAGAATAACAGACCGTTATCTATAAGTTCTGAACATGTTAAAACATCTATCGTGTTAAAAACCGATGATTATAACGTAGATAGAGGCGCTTATATTTCAGACGAATTAACGATAGTAGACGCAATTAATGGGCGTTTGCAGTATGTGATACCGAATGAATTTTTAAAACATTCAGGCAAGGTGCATGCTCAGGCATTCTTTACACAAAACGGGAGTAATAATGTTGTTGTTGAACGTCAATTTAGCTTCAATATTGAAAATGATTTAGTTAGTGGGTTTGATGGTATAACAAAGCTTGTTTATATCAAATCTATTCAAGATACTATCGAAGCAGTCGGTAAAGACTTTAACCAATTAAAGCAAGATATGGCTGATACACAAACGTTAATAGCAAAAGTGAATGATAGTGCGACAAAAGGCATTCAACAAATCGAAATCAAGCAAAACGAAGCTATACAAGCTATTACTGCGACGCAAACTAGTGCAACACAAGCTGTTACAGCTGAAGTCGATAAAATAGTTGAAAAAGAGCAAGCGATTTTTGAACGTGTTAACGAAGTTGAACAACAAATCAATGGCGCTGACCTTGTTAAAGGTAATTCAACAACAAATTGGCAAAAGTCTAAACTTACAGATGATTACGGTAAAGCAATTGAATCGTATGAGCAGTCCATAGATAGCGTTTTAAGCGCAGTTAACACATCTAGGATTATTCATATTACTAATGCAACAGATGCGCCAGAAAAGACGGATATAGGCACGTTAGAGAAGCCTGGACAAGATGGTGTTGATGACGGTTCTTCGTTCGATGAATCAACTTATACATCAAGCAAATCTGGTGTGTTAGTTGTTTATGTTGTTGATAATAATACTGCTCGTGCAACATGGTACCCAGACGATTCAAACGATGAGTACACAAAATACAAAATCTACGGCACATGGTACCCGTTTTATAAAAAGAATGATGGAAACTTAACTAAGCAATTTGTTGAAGAAACGTCTAACAACGCTTTAAATCAAGCTAAGCAGTATGTAGATGATAAATTCGGAACAACGAGCTGGCAACAACATAAGATGACAGAGGCGAATGGTCAATCAATTCAAGTTAACTTAAATAATGCGCAAGGCGATTTGGGATATTTAACTGCTGGTAATTACTATGCAACAAGAGTGCCGGATTTACCAGGTAGTGTTGAAAGTTATGAGGGTTATTTATCGGTATTCGTTAAAGACGATACAAACAAGCTATTTAACTTCACGCCTTATAACTCTAAAAAGATTTACACACGATCAATCACAAACGGCAGACTTGAGCAACAGTGGACAGTTCCTAATGAACATAAGTCAACGGTATTGTTCGACGGTGGAGCAAATGGTGTAGGTACAACAATCAATCTAACCGAACCATACACAAACTATTCTATTTTATTAGTAAGTGGAACTTATCCAGGTGGCGTTATTGAGGGATTCGGACTAACCACATTACCTAATGCAATTCAATTAAGTAAAGCGAATGTAGTTGACTCAGACGGTAACGGTGGCGGTATTTATGAGTGTTTACTATCCAAAACAAGTAGCACTACTTTAAGAATCGATAACGATGTGTACTTTGATTTAGGTAAAACATCAGGTTCTGGAGCGAATGCCAACAAAGTTACTATAACTAAAATTATGGGGTGGAAATAATGAAAATCACAGTAAATGATAAAAATGAAGTTATCGGATACGTTAATACTGGCGGTTTACGCAATAGTTTAGATGTAGACGATAACAATGTGTCTATCAAATTCAAAGAAGAGTTCGAACCTAGAAAGTTCGTTTTCACTAACGGCGAAATTAAATACAATAGCAATTTCGAAAAAGAAGACGTACCGAATGCATCAAACCAACAAAGTGCGTCAGATTTAAGTGATGAGGAACTTCGCGGAATGGTTGCAAGTATGCAAATGCAGATGACGCAAGTGAACATGTTGACAATGCAATTGACGCAACAAAACGCTATGTTAACACAACAGTTGACCGAACTGAAAACTAACAAAACAAATACTGAGGGGGACGTTTAAATGATGAAGATGATTTATCCAACTTTTAAAGACATTAAAACTTTTTATGTGTGGGGTTGCTATAAAAATGAGCAAATTAAGTGGTACGTAGACATGGGTGTAATCGACAAAGAAGAATATGCATTGATCACTGGTGAAAAATATCCAGAGGCAAAAGATGAAAAGTCACAGGTGTAATGCTTGAGGCTTTTTAATTTAACACAAAGTAGGTGGCGTAATGTTTGGATTTACCAAACGGCACGAACATGAATGGCGAATTAGAAGATTAGAAGAGAATGATAAAACAATGCTTAGCACTCTCAATGAGATTAAATTAGGTCAAAAAACTCAAGAGCAAGTTAACATTAAATTAGATAAAACTTTAGATGCTATCCAGAGGGAAAGACAGATAGACGAAAAAAATAAGAAAGAAAACGACAAAAATATACGCGATATGAAAATGTGGATTCTCGGTTTGATAGGGACTATCTTCAGTACGATTGTCATAGCTTTACTAAGAACTATTTTTGGTATTTAAAGGAGGTGATTACCATGCTTAAAGGGATTTTAGGATATAGCTTCTGGGCGTGCTTCTGGTTTGGTAAATGTAAATAACAGTTAAGAGTCAGTGCTTCGGCACTGGCTTTTTATTTTGATTGAAATGAGGTGCATACATGGGATTACCTAACCCAAAGACTAGAAAGCCTACAGCTAGTGAAGTGGTGGAGTGGGCAAAGTCGAATATTGGTAAGAGGATTAATATAGATAATTATCGGGGCAGTCAATGTTGGGATACACCTAACTTTATTTTTAAAAGATATTGGGGTTTTGTAACATGGGGCAATGCTAAGGATATGGCTAATTACAGATATCCTAAGGGTTTCCGATTCTATCGTTATTCATCTGGATTTGTACCGGAACCTGGAGACATCGCAGTTTGGCACCCTGGCAACGGAATAGGTTCGGACGGACACACCGCAATAGTAGTAGGACCATCTAATAAAAGTTATTTTTATAGCGTTGACCAAAACTGGGTTAATTCTAATAGTTGGACAGGTTCTCCAGGAAGATTAGTAAGACACCCTTATGTAAGTGTTACAGGCTTTGTTAGGCCTCCATACTCAAAAGATACTAGCAAACCTAGTAGTACTGATACAAGTTCAGCATCAAAAGCCAATGACTCAACAATTACTGGCGAAGCGAAGAAACCGCAATTTAAAGAAGTTAAAACAGTAAAATACACTGCTTACAGCAATGTTTTAGATAAAGAAGAGCACTTCATTGATCATATAGTTGTAATGGGTGATGAACGCTCAGATATTCAAGGATTATATATAAAAGAATCAATGCATATGCGTTCTGTAGACGAACTGTATACGCAAAGAAATAAGTTTATAAGCGATTATGAAATACCGCATTTATATGTCGATAGAGAGGCTACATGGCTTGCTAGACCAACCAATTTTGATGACCCGCGTCACCCTAATTGGCTAGTTATTGAAGTATGTGGTGGTCAAACAGATAGCAAACGACAATTCTTATTGAATCAAATACAAGCGTTAATACGTGGTGTTTGGTTATTGTCAGGGATTGATAAAAACTTATCTGAAACGACGTTAAAGGTAGACCCTAATATTTGGCGTAGTATGAAAGATTTAATTAATTACGACTTGATTAAGCAAGGTATACCGGATAACGCAAAGTATGAGCAAGTTAAAAAGAAAATGCTTGAGACATACATTAAACGAGATATATTGACACGAGAAAATATAAAAGAAGTAACGACAAAAACAACAATAAGAATTAGTGATAAAACATCAGTTGACAGTGCGTCCACACGAGGCCCTACTCCATCAGACGAAAAACCAAGCATCGTTACTGAAACAAGTCCATTCACATTCCAGCAAGCACTGGATAGACAAATGTCTAGGGGTAACCCGAAAAAATCTCATACATGGGGCTGGGCTAATGCAACACGAGCACAAACGAGCTCGGCAATGAATGTTAAGCGAATATGGGAAAGTAACACGCAATGCTATCAAATGCTTAATTTAGGCAAGTATCAAGGCATTTCAGTTAGTGCGCTTAACAAAATACTTAAAGGAAAAGGAACGCTCGACGGACAAGGCAAAGCATTCGCGGAAGCTTGTAAGAAAAACAACATTAACGAAATTTATTTGATCGCGCACGCTTTCTTAGAAAGTGGATACGGAACAAGTAACTTCGCTAGTGGTAGATACGGTGCATATAATTACTTCGGTATTGGTGCATTCGACAACGACCCTGATTATGCAATGACGTTTGCTAAAAATAAAGGTTGGACATCTCCAGCAAAAGCAATCATGGGCGGTGCTAGCTTCGTAAGAAAGGATTACATCAATAAAGGTCAAAACACATTGTACCGAATTAGATGGAATCCTAAGAATCCAGCTACCCACCAATACGCTACTGCTATAGAGTGGTGCCAACATCAAGCAAGTACAATCGCTAAGTTATATAAACAAATCGGCTTAAAAGGTATCTACTTCACAAGGGATAAATATAAATAAAGAGGTGTGTAAATGTACAAAATAAAAGATGTTGAAACGAGAATAAAAAATGATGGTGTTGACTTAGGTGACATTGGCTGTCGATTTTACACTGAAGATGAAAATACAGCATCTATAAGAATAGGTATCAATGACAAACAAGGTCGTATCGATCTAAAAGCACATGGCTTAACACCTAGATTACATTTGTTTATGGAAGATGGCTCTATATTCAAAAATGAGCCCCTTATTATCGACGATGTTGTAAAAGGGTTCCTTACCTACAAAATACCTAAAAAGGTTATCAAACACGCTGGTTATGTTCGCTGTAAGCTGTTTTTAGAGAAAGAAGAAGAAAAAATACATGTCGCAAACTTTTCTTTCAATATCGTTGATAGTGGTATTGAATCTGCTGTAGCAAAAGAAATCGATGTTAAATTGGTAGATGATGCTATTACGAGAATTTTAAAAGATAACGCGACAGATTTATTGAGCAAAGACTTTAAAGAGAAAATAGATAAAGATGTCATTTCTTACATCGAAAAGAATGAAAGTAGATTTAAAGGTGCGAAAGGTGATAAAGGCGAACCGGGACAACCTGGTGCGAAAGGTGATACAGGTAAAAAAGGAGAACAAGGCGCACCCGGTAAAAACGGTACTGTAGTATCAATCAATCCTGACACTAAAATGTGGCAAATTGATGGTAAAGATACAGATATTAAAGCAGAACCTGAGTTATTGGACAAAATCAATATCGCAAATGTTGAAGGGTTAGAAGATAAATTGCAAGAAGTTGAAAAAATCAAAGATACAACTCTCAACGACTCTAAAACGTATACGGATTCAAAAATTGCTGAACTAGTTGATAGCGCGCCTGAATCTATGAATACATTAAGAGAATTAGCAGAAGCAATACAAAACAACTCTATTTCAGAAAGTGTATTGCAACAGATTGGCTCAAAAGTTAGTACAGAAGATTTTGAGGGATTCAAGCAATCATTAAACAGTTTGTATGCAGATAAAAATCATAGTCATACAATCAAACAGATTGAAGGATTAGAAAATGCTTTATCAAAAAAATCAGACATAAATCACAGTCATGATGAACGTTATCTTTTATCATCAAATGCTTTTACAAAAGAGGAAGCAGATAAACTTTATCAACCTATCGGTTCTTCGCAGCCGTCACTGAATATTTGGACAGGCAGTGAAACAGAATATAATTATTTGTATCAAAAAGACCCTAATACACTTTACTTAATTAAGGGGTGATTTTATGGAAGGTAATTTTAAAAATGTAAAGAAGCTTATTTACGAAGGCGAAGAATATACAAAAGTATATGCTGGAAATATCCAAGTATGGAAAAAGCCTTCATCTTTTGTAATAAAACCCTTACCTAAAAATAAATATCCGGATAGCATAGAAGAATCAACAGCAAAATGGACAATAAACGGAGTTGAACCTAATAAAAGTTATCAGGTGACAATAGAAAATGTACGTAGCGGTATAATGAGGGTTTCGCAAACTAATTTAGGTTCAAGTGATTTAGGAATATCAGGAGTCAATAGCGGAGTTGCAAGTAAAAATATCAACTTTAGTAATCCTTCAGGGATGTTGTATGTCACTATAAGTGATGTTTATTCAGGATCTCCAACATTGACCATTGAATAATTTTAAACGACTAATTTTTTAGTCGTTTTTTATTTTGGAAAAAAGGAGCAAACAAATGGATGCAAAAGTAATAACAAGATACATCGTATTGATCTTAGCATTAGTAAATCAATTCTTAGCGAACAAAGGTATTAGCCCGATTCCAGTAGACGATGAGACTATATCATCAATAATACTTACTGTTGTTGCTTTATATACTACGTATAAAGACAATCCAACATCTCAAGAAGGTAAATGGGCAAATCAAAAGCTAAAGAAATATAAAGCTGAAAACAAGTATAGAAAAGCAACAGGGCAAGCGCCAATTAAAGAAGTAATGACACCTACGAATATGAACGACACAAATGATTTAGGGTAGGTGTTGACCAATGTTGATAACAAAAAACCAAGCAGAAAAATGGTTTGATAATTCATTAGGGAAGCAGTTCAATCCTGATTTGTTTTATGGATTTCAGTGTTACGATTACGCAAATATGTTTTTTATGATAGCAACAGGCGAAAGGTTACAAGGTTTATACGCTTATAATATTCCATTTGATAATAAAGCAAGGATTGAAAAATACGGGCAAATAATTAAAAACTATGATAGCTTTTTACCGCAAAAGTTGGATATTGTCGTTTTCCCGTCAAAGTATGGTGGCGGAGCTGGACATGTTGAAATTGTTGAGAGCGCAAATTTAAACACTTTCACATCATATGGGCAAAATTGGAATGGTAAAGGTTGGACAAATGGCGTTGCGCAACCTGGTTGGGGTCCTGAAACTGTTACAAGACATGTTCATTATTACGATGACCCAATGTATTTTATTAGATTAAATTTCCCAGATAAAGTAAGTGTTGGAGATAAAGCTAAAAACGTTATTAAGCAAGCAACTGCCAAAAAGCAAGCAGTAATTAAACCTAAAAAAATTATGCTTGTAGCCGGTCATGGTTATAACGATCCTGGAGCAGTAGGAAACGGAACAAACGAACGCGATTTTATCCGTAAATATATAACGCCAAATATCGCTAAGTATTTAAGACATGCAGGTCATGAAGTTGCATTATATGGTGGCTCAAGTCAATCACAAGACATGTATCAAGATACTGCATACGGTGTTAATGTAGGAAATAATAAAGATTATGGATTATATTGGGTTAAATCACAGGGGTATGACATTGTTCTAGAGATTCATTTAGACGCAGCAGGAGAAAATGCAAGTGGTGGGCATGTTATTATCTCAAGTCAATTCAATGCGGATACTATTGATAAAAGTATACAAGATGTTATTAAAAATAACTTAGGACAAATAAGAGGTGTAACACCTCGTAATGATTTACTGAACGTTAATGTATCAGCAGAAATAAATATCAATTATCGTTTATCTGAATTAGGTTTTATTACTAATAAAAAAGATATGGATTGGATTAAGAAGAATTATGACTTGTATTCTAAATTAATAGCTGGTGCAATTCATGGTAAGCCTATAGGTGGTTTGGTAGCTGGTAATGTTAAAACATCAGCTAAAAACCAAAAAAATCCACCAGTGCCAGCAGGTTATACACTTGATAAGAATAATGTGCCTTATAAAAAAGAGACTGGTAATTACACAGTTGCCAATGTTAAAGGTAATAACGTAAGGGACGGCTATTCAACTAATTCAAGAATTACAGGTGTATTACCTAATAACGCAACAATCAAATATGACGGCGCATATTGCATCAATGGGTATAGATGGATTACTTATATTGCTAATAGTGGACAACGTCGCTATATTGCGACAGGAGAGGTAGATAAAGCAGGTAATAGGATAAGTAGTTTTGGTAAGTTTAGCACGATTTAG